CCTAACTTTTGTGTTGAGTGTTTAGATCCCTTTTCAATGGACGGATGTGCAAACATTATCGTAGAAGAATGTAATGATAATTTATTTAATCCATATAATTTAAGTAAATCTACTAAATTCGTAAAACAAATTACAGGATTAGTAAGCAATATCTTTGGTCATGAAGTAAACTATTTTAGAACTGAACCAGATATGAGAACAGAAGACGTTACTCTTATGGAATATAGTTTACATGATGTAGTAGATAATAAAAACATAAAGATATTAGTCCCAGGAAATGAATTTCCTGAAGAAAGTATAACTTTTGATATATTCGGAATGGATTTCGCAGACTTTGAAATTCATATTACTCAAGAAGAATTTGATAGAGCGTTTGGAGAAAGAGATTCTCAAGGAAATTTAATAAAAAGCAGATACCCTAGATCTAAGGATTATATGTATATTCCTATTATTAATAGAATGTATGAAGTTCATACTATAGCTTTAGCCGATGAGTTCAATAAAACCAATTCATACTGGAGAGTAATGTTGAAGAAATATCAAGAAAGAACTTCAGTTAATAAAAATACGTTTGACGCTGCCACCGACACATTAACAACTGGAATCGAAGAAGTTTTCGGAGAAAGACAAAGGGAAGAGCAGGAGAAAGATACAAATCCTCAGCAATTTAAAACAACATTATCAACGTATAATGATGGAATTAGAAAATTCTATAATACTTCTCTAGAAATAAAGGATTTTGAATTAAAAAATAGATGGACAATCGTCAGTAAAAATTACTATGACCTATCTACTTTAGCAAATGAAGAACTATGTATAGAGTATGAAATACCTTCCCAATTAGGTATTGGTGAAAATATGGCAATTTCAGGATGGTTTAATCCTAGATTTAATACAGGATCCGGAGATCATTTCATAATTGGAGATTCGACTGCACTAACAGGATTTAAATCATATATAAATGATTCAGAATTCAAAGTAATGTCTAATGGTAATACCATAACGTTTAATCATGGAATAAATTTACAAAAAGAATGGTATGCATTTGTATTGAATATAAGTAATGAATTTTCTTCAATGAGTTTAAGTATTTATAATTTAAATGAAGTAGGTCTTCCTCAAAATAGTCCTACACAATTAATAGAATTATTTAACGAAGTTAAATCATCAGGAATGATTTGGAATTCAAATTCTAATTTCCAATTAAGAGGAAATGGAATGTATATGACAAATCTTAGAATATTTGAACAGACTATAGAAGAGGAGCAGAGATCAAACGTATTAAATCAATATGTTGTCAGAGATAACCAACTTGCGAAGATGATCGATAATGCAATACCTAGTATTGGATTTCAGAAATTCTTTCATTCTAAGTAATTAGGATATATAATCCTATAAAACAATAATTTATGTCAGAAGAAAAGAAGTCAATAAAAGACCAAGCAGAAGATATTAGAAAAGAGCTTGATGAACTTATTGGTGAAAGTGTAGATATAACAGAGGCTACGGATACTGATCCGGCGTTTCTTCCACTTCAACCAAAGGAAGTTCTTCCATCATTTGGAGAACTTAAAACAAGATCTACTAAAACAGCTAAGAAAACTATAACAGCTCTTATGAAATTTTATCTTGCAGAAGATATAATTGAAAAAGACGAATATATTGCTGCTAAGAAAAAGATGGATGAGATGACAATGTCTTCTTTAGTTTATCAATTACAAGCCGGTGAAAGAGCTCTTACAACTCTATTAGAAACTATCGAAGATGGTGAATTAGCTCCAAGAATGTTTGAAGTTCTTGCAACGTTACAGAAATCAATGCTAGATATTATTAAATCTCAAACAATGTATTTAATGGCAACTGAGGAAAGTGCTAAAAGAATTTCTAGAGATATAGAGATTTACAAAAAGAGAGATGATGTTAGAGAAATAGAAGAATCAGGAGGTTCCACTGGTGATTCTGCTGTTCAAAGAGGAACTAAAGACCTTATGAGAATGATTCGCTCCGGTATTAATGATTCTGAGGTCGAAGATATTGAAGACGTAGAACCTAACGAAGAATAACAATGAGCGATTACGTAGGAGATAATATGTGGATTCCGAAAGGAGACAAAAACGATCCTGGTCAAAAGCTAGTATGGTCAACTAAGAACGTTAATGACCTTTTAGTAGCATTAGACAAAGGATATCGTCCACAAGTTTCTATGCCATTTTATGAAGGTAAGCAATTCTTACGTAAAGGTAATATTGTATTTGAATATACTGAAGAAGAAATTGCAGAGTTGGCTAAATGCGCCAATGACATTGTTTATTTTGCAGAAAAATATGCAGTAGTAATGACAGATGAAGGTATTCAACAAGTAAAACTTAGAGAATATCAAAAAGAATTATTGCACGATTTTCAAAATGAAAGATTTAATATTGTTCTTGCTTCTAGGCAAATGGGTAAAACCGTAACAGCTTCTATCTTTAACGCATGGTATTTAACCTTTAATTATGACAAGACAACCTTGTTATTAGCTAATAAATCTGACTCAACAAAGGAAATTATAGATAAAGCAAAGGTGGTTATTGAAAACCTTCCTTTCTTTATGAAACCGGGTATTATCAAGTATGATGTAATGAATGTCCGTTCGGATAATGGATGTCGTTTAGTAGGTCAATCGACTACTGCAAAATCAGGTATTGGTTTTACAATTCATAATTTATACCTTGATGAGTTTGCTCACGTTCATCCAACAATAGTAAATTCATTTTATGAAAACGTATATCCAACACTCTCAGCTTCGAAAGTATCAAGAATTAACATCACTTCAACTCCAAACGGTTTTAATAAGTTCTATGAAATATACGCAGCTGCCGAAAGAGGAGATAACGAATATAACGCTACGAGAATCGATTGGTGGCAACACCCAGACAGAGACGATGAATGGTATAAGAGAGAACTTGGTAACCTTGGTTCTGAAGAAGCATTCAATAGACAATATGGAAATGAATTCGTAAGCTCTTCAAATCTATTATTAAGCCCAATGGTTATGAAAACTATGAGAAAAAATTCACATGAGTTTATTTGGCACGATTTAGAAGATTTTGAAAACATACAAATAGATACAAAAGGAGTTTTAGGATTTCATAAAGATTTTGATCCTGAAGGAGCAAAAGAATCTAATAGATTTTATTTGTTTTCAGTAGACATTGCAGAAGGCAATGGGGGTGATTACTCGGTAATTAATGTTTTCGAAGTAGAACCAATGGAAGATAAGCACATTATTGATGCAGTGACACCGGGTGCAATGTATGACTTTTTTAGATTGAATCAAGTTGCAGTCTTTAGATCTAATGAACATGTTATAGAAGATTTTGCAAAGGTTCTATATACATTAGCTGTTGAGATATTTAATCCTGAAAATGTTAAGATGATTATAGAATTCAATACATACGGTTCTATCTTATTAAAATATTTACAAACAGTATATCCTTCAAGAAATGAATTTGAAGACGAAATGGTATTAAGGTTTAAACATAGACATGATTCAAGAGCCTTAAAACCAGGTATAAAATTAAAAGCAGATAACAAATCAGTGTTTTGCCAAAATTTTAAAAAATTAATTGAAAATAATAGAATAAAAATAAATGACACAGAAACTGTAAATGAAGCAAGTCTTTTCGGTAGTCTTAAAAATGGAAGCTATGGTGCTCAAATGGGTAATGATGATATCATTATGACAGGAATCACTGCCACTGAATTTTTTAACACTACAGATTATGCAGATTACATCGAAGAATTGCTAGATTTTATAGATCCTGAAAAGTATAAATTAATGGAAACTACTCTATATCAACAAAACGATTCAGCCGGAGATATGCAGTATGATATTTATGATCTTATATAGACTAAACTCCAGATTTACACGGATATATAGATTAACAAATAAAAAAATAAAATTAAATAACTATGGCACTAAGTCCTCAATTATTACAATTCAAGAGTTCAGGCGTTTACAGATTGGAATTTGATAAATCCCAAACTGCTAATATTGACGTTTCTACTCTTAGGCTGGTTGTTGGTCACTCAAGAAAGGGACCTTATAATACACCAGTATTAATCGAAAACGTTGAAGCATTCATTCAAGTATATGGAAACATCGACAAGTCGTTAGAGAAAAAAGGAATGTTCTTCCACAGATCAGCTAAGGCTGCTCTTTCAAGAGGACCTATCCTAGCTCTTAACCTTGCTCATTTTGGAGAAAATGATTTAGCTTCAGCTGCACAAATTTCAACAAATGGATCATATAAAACTGATCCCTTAATGGAAAGACCAGCTGGAAACACATGGGTTGAAGGTGATGTAAAAGTCGCTTATGTTGCTCCGGCAATTACTAATACTCTTACACTTGCATCTCTAACGGTAGCGAGTGGTATATCAGGACAGGGTGTAGAGATCGTTGGAGAAGATTTTACTGGATCTATTTCAACTAACGATTACTTATTACAATCAGATGGAACTGTTGCACAAATAACTGGAGTGTCATTCTCTAGTGGAAATACTATGATAGGTATCGCACCTAGTAGTGATGTATTAGATGCATCTTACATTGGAGCAACTACATTTGATATTTACAATGCAGGAACTGAAGAACAATTATATACAGAAGCAGAATATTTAGCAGACTTTACTATTGCAACATATCCTGAATTAGGTCACCAAACTGGAGACTATGCTTATGCTAATTTCTTTGACACGGATAAATTCATGATTCCTTCTGACGAAAAAGTATTACAAACACTAGGACAGGATTCTAATCAAGTTTTAAACTTTGTAAATATTAAACAAACCCCAATCACAGTTTTCACAAGAAAAGCACAAGATACTGCTGGCTTTGATGTTACTGCAAGAGAATGGTATGGAGAAGGAAATGTTCCAGCATATTTAGATAATAAAGATTTAATGTCAGATTATATGATTGACGTATTTGTATTCAAAGGTAAATTTGATGCTGCGGCAATGGACACTGATCCAGTTTATGGATATTACTTTGACAATAAAGGTTTAAGAAAAGAGCTAATAGAACAATTTGCAAACTTAAGACAAGTTGAAATGATAGGTTCTTATACAGGTTCAATGCTTCCAGGTTTTAAAGACTTAGAAGGAAGAAACGTATATATCGAAACAATGATTAACGCTGAAGCAAGAAGAACAGGTTTATTCTGTGCAATTGCTGAAGATTTAGTAACTGACGAATCTGGAGATACTCCAATCGATTTAGTTGGTCACACATTTGACGAAGCCGCTCAAGATCAAGTAGTATTATCTTACGACATTGCAAATAGAACAATATTATTCCCTGGGTCGGATTTAACATACTCTGCTGATGGAACTAATGCAATATTTACATACACTGGTGCACTATCTACATTTAATCCTGAAGTTAAAAAAGGAAATTATATCAGAACAGGTGAAAGATTAGCTCTAGTTGAGCAGGTTTCTGTTTCTAAAAACGAAAGCGAACAAATAGTATGGACTATTAAATTATCAGAAGCGGCTCCTTTAGTTGCCCCTACTGCATTTGTTGAATCTTTAGAAGATGCAGCAGTTTCATATACTCCATTCGTATTAAATGGCGCAGATATTGAAGCAGAAACTATTACTTCATGTTTACAGGCTATTTCATTAGGAACAGGATTGGCAACTGGTTTAGTAGATAAAGATGCAATTGACTTTAGATATATTGTTGATACATTTGGATCTTACGATTTAAATGGATTACAAAATAAAATTCAATTATCTCAATTAGCAAAAGAAAGACAAAACGCAGCAGCTATATTAAATGCACCAATGGTAAAAGACTTTAAAGAATCTACGGATCCTTCATTTAAAGATCAATTTGGCTCATTTAAAACTTCATACATTAAAGATGGAGGTAACTTAGATCAAAATCCAACATCACTATATACATTACCGAGTATCGCAGATGGTGCAAACTTTGCATTCTACTATGGTCCTGGTCTTATTGTAAGAGAAAATGGAAAAGATTTAATCGTTCCACCAGCTGCTTATGTATCTAATAACTATATTGATAAATACACAGACGCTTTACCATGGTCAATTGTCGCTGGTCCTAGAAGAGGTGTTGTTGCTGGAACTAACGTTGCAGGAGCTGAATATTCTTTTGACAAATCAGATAGAGACATTTTAGAGCCATTTGGTTATAACCCAATTGTATTCCAAAGAGGAGTTGGTTTAACTATCTTAGGAAATAAAACTGCACAGCAATCTATTAAATCATCACTATCTTCAGCTCATGTTAGAGAAGTGTTAATTTACATTCAAGATGCAATGGCAGATATCCTTAAGGATTACGTATTCGAATTTAACAATGCACAAACTAGATTAGAAATCAAAACTCTAGCAGATTCATTAATGGAATCAGTTAGACAAGATGGTGGTGTATATGATTTCAAAAACGTAATGGATCAATCAAATAACACAGGTGAGGTAATTGATAACAACATCGGTATCATAGATACATTTGTTGAGCCAGTTAAAGGTTTAGAAATAGTTGTACACAGAACGACGATTTTAAATACTGGTGAAATTTCAACAGGAAACTTTAGTTAAAAAGATATATAATAAAAAATAAAACAATAAAGACTTATGGCTTTACCACACTATTCACAAGATCAAACTAGTAAGGCGGGTAGACAATTCGAACCAGTACAAGGAAACTTATTTGAGGTAACTATTTTACCTCCTGCTGGAGTTGCTGACGCACCGCTATTACTTCAACATGTTAACTCTGTTAGCGGGTTGGAATTATATAAAGCACCTGGAGAGGTAGCACAGAAATACAAATTCTCTTCACGTTCATACGCTGGAATGCCAGATGATACTACACTTACGGTGGGTATTAACTTTTCGTTAAATTTAAACGAGGCAAACCAAGCTTATTTATATAAAACAATGAGACAATGGTATAACTTAGCTTACGATCCACAGACTGGTGTAATGGGCTTAAAGAAAGACTATACTGGAACAATCGTAATCGTACAATTCAATAGAGCTGGTGATATTTACAGAACTATAACATTAGAAGATTGCTGGATTAATTCTGGACTTCCATTCACTAACGATTTAAGTTATGAATCTCCAGAAGCAGCTGCTTTAGAAGTAACATGGAAATGTGATACTTTTAAAGAAGTATTAGCTTAATTTATTAAGAGTAGGACGGCTTTAATTAGTCCGTCCTATTTTTATGAAACTAAAATATAATATAATGATATAATAATATGTCCAGTAAACTAACTAAGAAATTACAGGTATTACTCTCTGAAGAAGAAGTGTTTATAATAAACAGGATTATACTAAACGAGGCGATTGAAAATGGAGAGAGACCGGTTTCAGTTTCGGCGTTTATCAGAGACTTAATAAGACAAGAAATAGATAAAAAAAGCGATCTTCAAAAGAGTTGGGATCGAAATAGAATTAAACAACTCAAATCTAAATAATAAAACATGAGCGAAGACAAAAACAAACCGGTTAACCTTGACGAGCAATATAAAGCTATGATAGAGGATAACGAAAACAATGCACCCGTAGAAGCTGAAGAACCAGCTGATCTAGGAAAGGTGGATATGAATAAGTTTAAACCACAGGAAGCTAAGGAAGCAGATTTTCATTTAGGATATCATAGTGTTTCTCATGCAGAACTTCCTTCAGGTGGAATGTTCTACAATGAAAAATCAGAAATTTCTATTAGAGCTGCAAAAGTTTCAGAAATTAGACACTTTTCTACAGTAGACGAGAATAATGTACTAGATATTGATGAAAAATTAAATAACATAATTGAATCATGTGTAAGAATTACATCAGGAGCTAAAAGAATGTCTTATAGAGATATTTTAGAGGAAGATAGATTCTATTTAGTTTTAGCTATTAGAGATCTTACTTTCCCAGAACCTGAAAGCCAATTGACAGTTCCTTATCAAGATAAAAAAGGAGGTAGACATACGGCTGAGGTAAATAAGAAGTATTTTCAATATTTTAAAATACCAGCAGAATTAGATAAGTATTATGATCAAGAATCTAAGAGTTTTAAAATTGAAACAAAATCTTTCGGTATAATTGAAATGACTCCACCTAGTATTGGAGTGATGCAAAAAATGACTAAACATATTAAAGATAAGCAGGAAAAAGGAGAAATAGCAGATCAATCTATTCTACAAATAATTCCTTACATCGTAAATGATTGGAGACAATATACTGATAAGACTATTTTTAATTTCGAAATGGAAGTTAATGGTTGGTCAAATAAGAAATATAGTTTAGTATACAAATTAGCAGAAAAATTAAAAGTCGGAATCCAGCCTGAGATGTTGGTACCGCACGAGGATGACGAGGTCCTCGTTCCGATTGGGTTTCGTGACGGAATCAAATCTTTATTCATTGTTCAAGATCTCTCTGGAGAACTTCTTTAAAACGAAGTTTCATATCTATAGGGTCTTACATGTACAACCTTCCGAATTGGAAAACATGGATTATTATGAATTTTACTATCTCGTGAAAGATCTAACTGATCATTTACAGAAAGAAAATGAAGCTAATAAGGGACAACAGGAACAAAGTGAACAGATGCAACAGAATATGAAAATTCCAAAAATGAATATTCCAAAAATATCAGTTCCTAAATTATAATAAACTTTAGAGGAATAATGGGAACTGTCCCGTTATTCCTTTAATATATAGACTATAAACTAAATAAAATTATAAGATTATTATGAAACGTGTAAAAACATATGAAGAAATTATTTCCGAAAAACAAGAACTCGGTACCTCATTAATTTTAGAGAATAAATTTAAGAAATTTATGAGTTCACTTGGTCGCCATGCCGTTTCTGCAATAATAAGTTATTTTCATGAAAATCCAGATGCCTTAAAGGAAGTTCTAGGTTCTATGAAATCATCAAAAGATCAAGGTGTACAAGGCGCCCTAAAAGAGATCAGATAAATTTAGTTTAATCAATGGCCAATAACGCAAAGGACAACATACTGTTATCTCCTTTACAGAGGATAGCTAAGGCAAGTGAAAATACAGACAATAAAATGTCTGCTGTCGCGTTAGGCGTAGATGTTCTAATCAAGGGTAGCGATAATGTTAAAAGTATATTAGAAAGACAAACTGATGTATTATTAGATATTAAGACTGCAATTACAGATTTACATAATGATATTAAGGGAGGCAAGGCAGCTGGTAAAGCAGGAGGAGAAAAAGGAGGCTTTGGCCTTGGAGGTGCTGCTAAGCTAGGAATTATGGTAGTGTTAGCCGCTGGCGCTGTTACACTCGCTTCTTATATTATGCAAGGAATTGCTCCAGTTTCGGTTGCTCAGTTAGCAACAGCCATTCTTATATCACTTGCATTAATTCCATTGGTTAAAGCAATGGTAGAAATGTTAATGTTACTTTCACCCGTCAGAGGGTTGGGTTTCATGGCAGGTAAATTTGCGATATCTAAATTTGGAGGAGCTGCCGGTAAAAGCGCACTAGGTCCAGGTGGAGATGAAATGTCTAAAAATGGAGCGATGAAAATGGCATTTATGGTTGTATTAGGTGCAGCTGTATTAATAACTGTTTCAAGTTATATTTTATCAGCAGTACAACCCGTTCAATTAAAGAAATTAATATCAGCCGCTGTAATAGGATTTGCACTACAACCCATGGCAATGGCATTTTTAGGTGTCGTAATGGCATTAAAGAAGGGCGGAATAGGAATGGATAAAAATGGAGCAAAAACAATAGCAATGTCGATGTTAGTTATGGTAGCAATTACACTTGCAATAGCAGGTGTCGCAGGAGCCATGGCCATGATGCCAGAAACCTTTATCGCAGGACCTCCATTAGATTGGATTTTTATGACAGGGTTAATGCTTTTTGTTTTTTCAATTCCACTTGCTATAATACTAAGATCGGTCAAAGGATTAAATCTTAAACAAATGATATTTGCTGCACTTGCAATACCATTAATAGCTTTAGCAATTGCTGGAGTTTCTTACGCAATGGAAGGATTAAGCGGTAATTATGTGGCTCCACCTGCATCATGGACTCTAAAGGCAGGTTTTGCTCTTTTCATATTTTCTATTCCATTAGTGATGATATTAAGAAGTATTAAAGGAAAAACATTAAAGGAGATACTCTATGCATCTTTAGCCGTCCCTCTACTTGCGGGTACTATTGTTGCTGTAGCTTTAATGTTTACTTTTTTAGCAAAAGTAAAGGCATATAATGCACCCCCAGCAAAATGGAGTTTAAAGGTAGGTTTGGCTATGGCAGTATTTGGTATAGCATTTTATTTTATTTCTAAAGCAACTCGAGGAATGGATATAAAGGAAATTGGACTTGCAGCATTAGCCATGGGATTCATAGCTTTAGGTATATTAGCAGTCGCATTCATATTCCAATATCTACCAGATGAATTTAAAACAGTACCAGTTGAATGGTCATTAAAAACAGGATTAGCGGTAGCTATCTTTGGCCTTGGGTTTATGATAGTAGTTAAACTGATGAAAACATTTGGAGTTGGCCTTAAAGACTTGGCAATGGGACTAGTCGGCATAGCAGCGATTGGTATCGCAGTACTTGCAACTGCATGGATATTCTCAGTTTTACCAGGAAGTTTTGTACCAATACCTATTGAATGGACTATAGGCGCTGTGTTTGCTATTTCTGCATTTGCAGTTCCACTTGGTGTTGTCGGCTTAATTGCTACGTCAGGTGTAGGTGCAGCAGCACTAGGATTAGGTGCCCTTGGTATGATATTATTAGCAGGTACTATATGGGCAGTTGCTTGGATATTTAGCAAATTACCAGATTTAGGAGCAATTGGTAAAAATTTCACGGATATGTTATTAGCTCCTGTTAACGGAATGATAGATTCATTTGTTAGAATAAAAGAAGAACTTGGAATAGAAAATTTATCAGCCCTAGGCGCCGGTTTAGTTTCAATTGCAGGCGGTTGGTTAGCATTAGTTGGTGCATTGGCTGGACAAGCAGTTGGTGGACTATTAACTGGCGTAGCTTCAGGTGCCGGAAAGGTGTTAGATTTTGTGACTGGTGGGTTGACTAAAACAGATGGACCATTTGAAGTCCTAGATAAATTAATAAGCAGAAAAAAGGGTATTACTAGTTTAGGACCAGCTGTAGCTGCTGCTGGAAAAGGTTTTGCAGAATTAGCTAAATATCAAAACAAAGGAATTAAAGCTCTTAACGCACTATTACCATTCTCTAACTACAGTAGAGTAGACTACCTAAGAAGTTCAGCAAAACATGTTGGAACGCTTGCTAAGAATTATGGTTTACTTGCAAAGGAATCTAACAAGATGAATATTGGTGCAATCAACGCAACCACAAAGATGTTCGATTCTTTACGTAAATTAGCAGAACAGGATAATAATCCAATGAAAGTCCTAGCTGATGATCTATTGAAAGCTGTTGCAGAATTATCAACTGCAGTTGACGCCCTGGATAAAGCAGTTGCTAGACAAGGTAAAACTTCTGGCGAAGCCACTAGTGTAATTGGTAAGGCACTTAATAAAGTTAAAGATCTAGTCACGAGCAATACTGCAGAAGTTAAAAAGAATACCCCAACAGGAGGAGCTCCTAAAATGGACCTATCTCCGGTCGTTGACGCTATATCAGAGTTAGAAGAAACATTAACCTCATCTGGAATCAAAGTTAAAAAGAATTCAGGTTGGTAATTCCAACTTTAACTGAAACAACCCCCTCTTATTTAGTATAATTAATAGTTCTTTGACAGCTATGCTTAAAAATAAACATAAGTATATGGAAACAACTATTATTACATTCGGTCTGGGTGTGGTGCTAACTCTAATTATTTTAGGGACAGTGTCATTGTTCAGGTCAACTAAAAAAATCGGTGAATTAGATTCGGCGATTAATCACATCGAAAGTGAAATTCAAAATAGAATAGATTCAGTCGAACACTATTTAGATAATTGCATAGATGATCTAGATAGAAGATTAGATTCTAGAGTAGATAAAGCAATTTCTCAATTTGAGAAAGAAATAGAAGAAATGGATTTAAGATTAGATAAAATTATTGATAGTTTTAATCTTCAAAAATCCAAAGAAAAGGAAAACATTCCTAATTAATTTAAATAAATAAACATTAACTCATAGTTGTTGAAGAATAGGAGAAGTGGCAGAGTGGTCGAATGCACTGGTCTTGAAAACCAGCGAACTTCACGGTTCCAGGGGTTCGAATCCCTTCTTCTCCGCAAATTGGCCTGGTAGTTCAGCTGGTTAGAATGCATGCCTGTCACGCATGAGGTCGCGAGTTCGAGTCTCGTCCAGGCCGCCACTCAAAGCACATGAAACATTGTGCTTTTAGGGGGTATAACTAATAGAAAATAATTTAAAATGAGAAAAGTACACAGAGGTAGTAGAGGAAAGATTGCTGGAATATGTGACGGTTTCGGATATTATTTTGGAATTGATCCATTAATATTCAGACTTCTATTCATATTAGCTTTCTTTACACCCACAATCCCATCAATATTAATATACATTATATTTTGGTTAATATTGCCAGCAAATAAAAAAACAAAAACAAATGACAAGAGCGGAACTAGTTCAAAAACTACTAGACGAAAATAAGATAACAGCAGCGGAAGCTGTCGTTCTTCTTACACCAGAGGATTCATACACTCGTCCTACAACTTATTTACCTTACCAACCACAGCGAGGAACAGATCCTTATTGGTTTACAACATCGACACATGATAACGCCTAACTACACCTTTAACGCAAAACTAATTAGAGTAGTAGACGGAGATACTGTATGGGCACATGTAGATTTAGGATTTGATATTTGGAAAAAAGTAAACGTTAGACTACATGGAATCGATACTCCTGAAACTAGGACTAGAGATCTAGTAGAAAAAAGAGCAGGTCTTAAATCTAAAGAAAGACTAGTGCAGTTACTAGAACAAGGAAACAATGAATTCGTATTGGTTTCTAAAGAAGTGGATAAATATGGAAGAGCGCTAGGAGAACTATATAATGGTTATCATGAAGTTCATGTCCATGAAGGTGAAACTAGACCTATATCAATTAGTATAAATCAAGTATTATTAAACGAAGGTTTAGCAAAACCTTATAATGGAGGAAAAAGATAAAATATGAAATCAAGAAAATTTAGCATTTCAGGATTATTAGAATTAAGACCTGGAAAATTTGAAGATGAAAGAGGAGAGTTTATAGAAACATTCAAATCTTCAAAAATTAAAGAACTTGGAATTACAGAAGAATTTCTACAAGATAATCAATCTGTTTCTAAGAAAGGAGTATTTAGAGGAATACATTTACAAACCGGAGATAGTGCTCAAGGAAAATTAGTAAGAGTTTCTAAAGGAGCTGTTGTAGATTTCGCGGTAGATCTTAGACCTGGTTCTCCATCCTATGGAGAATGGACTTATGTATTATTAAGTGCGCACATAGGAAATCAATTTTGGATTCCAGCCGGATTTGGCCATGCGTTTCTTGCCCTTGAGGATGATACAATCTTTTCATATAAATGTACTAAAGAATATGATAAGAGTGCAGAGGAGTGTCTCCTATGGACCGACAAGGATATAGATCTGACTATAGATAAGAGTATACTTACACAATTCAATATATCAGACATCTTAGTCTCCGAAAAGGATAAAGAAGGTATTACGCTAAAGGAATATACTAAAAAATATGGCGTACTGGTTTAAAAGAAAATACAGACAAATTAAAAGAGTCTTAGATTACTTGCCAATTATTTGGAAAGGTTATGATTTTGATTATAGATACGCAATTGATTTATTTAAACATCAATTAATACGTACTTCTAATTTTATGGAATCAGATAGAGCGTATGCCATCGATTCCGATATGAGAGCTAAGAGAATTAAAACCGCTATCGAACTTCTTGATAAAGTTTACGATGAAGAATATGGAATGGAATACCAAGATCAGATGAAAAAGATTTATGGTGATAACGTATTAGATTGGAACTTTGAAGACACTGGAAGAAGAGATGGAACTTCATATATTAATTATGAATACGAGAAGTGGGAAAACAAAGATAAAGTTAAAGAAACCTTTGATAAACTATTTAAACAGTCTAAAGAAAAGCAAATTAAAGCAGAGAAATTAGTATGGAAATTTATATCCCATAACATCCGAGGATGGTGGGATTAAAATAATTTGAAAATAATTGCCTAAATATTTTTTTATCTCAGATATTTTGCTTATATTAGTATAGTAATAATCAATAAAGCAAAAGATATGTCACTTAATTTAAACTTAGAAAAAGCTTGGGTAACCTTCTTAAATGATGGTTGGGAAAGCGTTTGGCATCCAGTAACAGACGTTCTTGGAAACCATTTAGACTGGTCAGACGAAATCATGGACCATTGTAGAAAACAATTTAATGACTCTGACAATTGGGTTAGTTTTGGAATCGCTCCTACTTCTCAAATGTTAATTAAAAACTCAGTAAGAGATAACCTTTAAAAATATAAAAATGAAAACAGTAATTTTCGATTTAGATGGAACTCTCGCTCTTATCGACGATAGGAGAGCTATTTCCACAAAAGATAATGGTAAAATGGATTGGGACACTTTCTTCGATCCAGCAAACATTCAATTAGATAAACCGAATTGGCCAGTTATTCACATGGCACGACTTCTTAAAAAAGATGGACATCGTGTTGTAATTTTTAGTGGAAGATCTAAAGCTACTAAAGACGCAACGAAAGATTGGTTAAACGATCTTGATATTCCATTTGATGTTTTAAAGATGCGACCAACTGCTGGAGGTTTTAAGTTTATGAAAGATGATGTATTAAAGAAAAAGTGGCTTGATGATTTATTTCCAAACACTGACGATATTACATGTGTCTTTGACGATAGAGATAAAGTAGTTCAAATGTGGAGAGATAATGGTATCACTTGCTTTCAAGTAGCTGACGGTAATTTTTAAAATAAAAGATATGAAATTCAAAGATTTAACATTTAACAAACAAACGCACGGTGGCGTAGGAGCTACTGCAAAATTCAAAGAAGTTACAGTGAGTATTCAGGCTGGTAAGTTTGTTTACAGTAATCCTCGAGAGGATGGCTTAGACTCTACACAATACTCTTCATTCGAAGTTGCTATATGGGAGAACTCCAAAGACGGAAGTTTTGTCACTTCTAAATTTATAGATACTGAAGACGAAGTTGCAGGATGGACTTCTAAAAAAGATATTGATAATCTTTTACAAAAATTGAAATAATGGGAATAGAAGGATTATTTTTAACGATTTTCTTAGGAGCATTTGCATTCATAATGGGATGGATGAAAGGATGTGAAGACGAGCAATCGAGAATTAGAGAAGCTTTCAGGTCAGAAGAATATGACTATGAAGGCTTCTTTAACGTTCTTGAAAAATACGAAGAGGAGAAGGAAGCGGCTAAGCAATGGGCTAAGTTTAATAAAAAAAGAAAAAAAAATCAAAAATAAACAGCCTAGAATTTTTTTATCTCAGATTTTTTGCTTATATTAGTAGAGTAATAATTAATAAAAGAAACCATTATGGCAGAATTAAAAAACAAACAATATATGTTCACCTTTGAAGGTGGCGGTTGGAACACAGTGTGGGCCAAAACTAAACGCGGTGCAATTAAAGCCGCTCTTAAAGAATACAAAGATTCAGATTCTTTGAATCCTCGTATTGATTCTTTTCATAAAGCTACCGAAGAAGGTCTTCGTGTTGCAATGTCTCTTTTCTACTAAAAAAAATAAAATGAATAAACTACAATCACTCAAATGCGTTGAAGTAACTTCACAGACGCAAGCCGACAATGGAACTATTTGTTACCACGATCCTATCACGAATACTGACTATCTTTCTTATGAAAGTGGATATATTCGTAGAGCATATACTCGTAATTACGAAAATTACAAAGGATATGAATGGTCTCATCGAACGATCTATCAATTAAATCCTACTAAGAAATCAATGCATGAATGGAATGGAACCACATGGCCTTCAACTGAAAGGATTATGATCGAAGATCCAAGCGAGCGTTTAGACAGACTTGCAAAAGCCGTAGTTAACTATAGAAAAACTCTTAGTAAGAATGCGTAAACTAAAACATACACTTAAGCAGATTGATAGCGTAGACATCGTCCTAATTACTGCATTTGGACTTTATATGATTCTACTTGTTTCTAACCTTTTAAAAATGGTAAACTAATGAGATATACAGTAACATTTGAAGTATACATTGATGCAGATAACGATAAACATGCTCTTTCAAAGGGTGAACTTATCGCTGACAATCAAGAAAATAAGTACGGCCAATCATGGGACGTAACACAATTACACCAAACTCCTTTCGCTTCCTTTAACACAAAGAAAGTAGATATTCAAAAACTTAGAACGGAGCAAATGATTAAATCAATAGAAGAAGATCCATTACCATTTTAATATGATGACCTATTTGTACATTGGCGTTTTATTCTCTTTATTTTTACACATATCTCATGATATTCAGTCGAAATATATTGAAGACTATGATGGAAAAAGATTTACCCTTTTAGAATCTATTTTCTTGACACTAGCATGGCCATTTTACTTATTTCATTTTATCAAAGGATTTTTCGAATAAACTTTTTGTAAAACCCATATATAAATAATATGCCAGAATTAGCAGAATTAAAATTTACAGCAGACTACGTCAATCAAGTATCAGAAGGTGCAAACTATGTTAATGTTTCTAAAAACCCAGAACATAAGTGCGAAGACCTCGATATTCCATTTAAATCTTTCAGAGTTAAGGCAGAATCTAAGGGAAAGGAAATGGTCCTTATGATTTTAGATAATAATTCAGATCAGATTATTCCTATTAGAATGACAATGGGAATGAGTGGATATTTTAAACTTACTAATTCAGGACAAGAACCTAAGCACTCACATCTAAAATTTAATAGAAGGGATGGAACTACACTCTCATTTGTAGATGTTCGCCGATTTGGCAAGTGGAAACAAGGGTTATGGTGGAATGATACACGAGGAGAGGATCCAACGACCTCCTTTGATTCTTTTTGGAAAGATATAATGACTAATCTAACGTCACGCGCTTTCAAGAAACCACTCTATGAAGTCCTGATGAACCAAAAATATTTTAATGGAATAGGCAATTACTTAAGAGCAGAGATAATTTTTAGAGCAGGTGACGTAGATCCTTTTTTACCAGCAGGAATGCAACTAGCTAAATATCCTAAAATACTAGAACTATGTAAAGATATCCCAATGTTAGCATACGCAAAAGGAGGAGGAAGCATTAGGGATTGGGATAATCCTTTCGGAGAAAATGCAGTTCAAGAAAGATTTATGTTATGTTACGGTAATAGTGAAATGTCAAAAAGAAAAGATAGAAACGGAAGGATGTTTTGGTATGATCCTAAATGGGACAATGTTCCTACAAGTAGAGACGATTTAAAAGAATATTTCCATGGCGATAGAAGCTAAGAAGTGGCTTAACGAAAACGAATGGCCAGATAATAATATAGACAGTGATGCATTTTCTCATTACACTAAAATGAGTAGTATCATGGAACAATATGCCAGAGAATATCATGCTAAGAAATTAGAAGAAGCTCGAAAAAAAGAAGTAACACAATTTAAAAAGTTCTTATGAAGAAACTAGAACGCATGCAAAACTTAATCGTAGTTGGACATCCTGATAAAAAATCATTTTGTTACAACGGAATTTTTAAAACAATCCAAGAATCTCTATTAGATAGTGATTACCTAAATGAAATACAGGTAATAGATTTATATAGAGATGATTTTTCTCAGCCAAGAAAAGATCTTATTAAGGAATATCAAGATGCTGTAACATGGGCGGATAGAATTTACTTCGTATCCCCTGTTTGGTGGTTTAGATTAACACCCAGAATGGAAATATTCTTTGACGAAGTATTTACCCCAGGTTTTGCATATAAGTTTGTTCCCCTTTTCGGAGCATACGCATATCCAAAGCCATTCTTGAGTGACAAAAAGGTAAGGACATATATAACCCATGGAGCTCCTTCATTACCGGTAAGAACTCTATATTTAAACTCAGTTAAATTACGTTTAGTGATGGGAGTATTTACATTTGTATTTGGATGGAATATTTCAAGATGGTTAAAGACAAAACAATTTTGGTCAGTTCCCTTCGTGAGCGATTCAAAAAGAAAGAAATATTTAGACAGAGTTAAAAAAGATATTAAGAGAGATCTTAAAAAACATCAAACATTACCTATGCAACATGAAAGTATATAGACCCACAAAAGAAATGAGAATTAATCCACTTTCCTTACAGGAGGGAGGATCTACGGTAACGGTGATTTACGATAATTACGCCGTTGAATTTACAAACATCAAATCTCCTTATTCGTATATTTCTTCTATTCGCTTTGCTAAACGCAATGATATTTCTCTTAGAGGTTTTTTAATAAACGGTGAAGTATATGACATGTGTAGTGGTAATAAAGAAACAAAAATAAATAAATCAGTATAATATTATATGAAAAACGTATTAGTCACAGGTGGTGCAGGATTTGTCGGAAGCAACCTCATTAAACACCTACAGGAAACCTACCCAAAAATTAAAATAACTTCATTAGATAATTACTTTACAGGAAAAGAAGAAAATCATGTTCCAGGTGCAACTTATTATAGAGGACATACTTGGGAAGCAGATACTATTTTTGAAAAATTAACAGAAGAAGAATATTTTGATACAGTATTCCACTTTGGAGAATATAGTAGGATTGTTCAATCGTTTGAAGATATTGATTTTGTTCATAGGTCTATTCTATCTGGAACACCTGTTATATTAGAACTATGTAGAAAATGGAATTCAAAGTTAATTTATTCTGCATCTAGTTCTAAATTCGGTAACAACGGTGAAGATGAGAATCTTTCTCCTTATGCTTGGATGAAATCTAAGATGGTAGAATTAATCAAAAACTATAATACATGGTATGATCTTCAATATGAGATCTGTTATTTCTTTAATGTATATGGACCTGGTCAAATTACATCAGGCGATTATGCAACAGTTGTCGGTATTTTTGAAAGACAATTTAAAGCAGGCGAAAAGTGTTCAGTAGTTTCTCCTGGAAATCAAAGTAGAGACTTTACACATGTTGAAGACGTAGTTACAGCACTTGGATTAGCAGCACAGAGAAAAGACAATCATGAATGGCACTTGAGAAGTGGAGTTAATACTACAATGATAGAATTAGCAGAAATGTATGGCGATTGGGTAATGATTCCTGAAAGAAGAGGTGAAAGGTTTACAAGTGAAGACTTCCCATCAGATACTGAAGAAAAATTAGGCTGGAAACCAACGTGGAAATTACAAGATTGGGTAAATTTAGTAACATCATCAAAACAAGAAAAAATTAATGCATAAAAAAGGTAAAATAGTATTAGTAGGAAAGGCAGCTGCCGGAAAAGATTATTTAAGAACTAGATATGAAAATAGAGGTTTCGTTTTTGGAGTCTCTTATACTACTCGTCCTCCTCGTAAGAAGGCAAACGAACAAGAAGGAGTAGACTACTATTTTGTAAACGAAGATAGCTTTAAAAATATGATCGATAATGATGAATTCGTTGAGTATCAAAAATTTAACGGATGGTATTACGGAATCACAAAGGAAGAATTTGAAAGATGTGACGTAATGATTTTAAACGCGGAAGCAGTCGATTTATTAAATGAAGAATATCGAAGCAGATGCTTTGTAACTTATATAGATATACCAATTGAAGTAAGAAGATCAAGAATTGTTGAAAGAAACGATCCAGACGACAATTTCGAAAGAAGAATACAGGCAGATGAAGATCAATTTAGAAACTTTTCTAATTTTGATTGTAGAATAACTAACCACAACTTTTAAAACAACAATAAATAATAATAAGATGGCAGATTTAAAGATGAACTTATCACAACTAGAAACAAAGAGAGACGAACTTATCAAAGAAATTGATGCGACTTCAAAGGATATGACTAATAAAACCTATGATGTTGATTTTATAAGTAACTCTAATATTAACAAAACATTATCTCATCTAGATAAAAATTACAAATGGACAGTTAAGAATGCTGCTCTTTTAATTAATCTTTACGAAGCTCTAAAGGCTGAAAAAACTAGAATTTCAAAAGAAGGTGGAGATGCGATAGTAGCCCTAAAAACAGTTCCACTTAATACACTATATAGTGCTCTGACAACACTTGAAGGAACAGGTGTATCTCAGGCAAAAGCATTTACAACTCTTCTTACGCAAGTTGGTTTCAATATTAGTGAAGCCATGAAAACTATGCAGGAATCAAATAAAGAAATACAAACTCTTCATGTTTCTTTAGCTGAAGTTGAAAAAGAAATAGAAGAGAATAACGTAGAAACAGTAACACCGGATGAAGTTAGCAAGTAAATCTAAAAACAGATTAGAACTCTTAGACGTAATTCAAGAAGGAATTACGGTCGAAGATACGACCCTATCTGTTGAAAAGATTAAGCAATTAGCCTATCCTAGCCTTTTAGAAAAGGTAAGTGGATGGGTTACTGAAAAGAAAGGTTTTAGTGGAGGTCTTGCAAAAGAGAAAGCTAAAACAATGATTAAATTTGATAGTAGTAAAACAACAGGTGCAAGGAGTATGCATTTTATGGGAACTACTAACAAGCCCACTCTTACCGTAGAGAGTGCTGGAATTAAGGTTGCTATAGAATTTATTAAAGGAGATAGAGGCTCAGATTTAAGAGAAGCTATCGGACAATCAATGATATACTCAACGGCGTATGATTTTGTAATGTGTGTATTTTTAGATTCAACCGATGATAAAAGAATTAAAGGAGGATCTTCTTCAATCACAGAACATTATTTTTTAAACAACCTTTGGGATAATTTTAACGTAAAGTTTACATTAGTATAACAAACCATATATGCAAATATTCGTAACATCAAACCAACAGTTTGGGAGACCTGGGGCTATCAAGAAGTATGATAGACCCTTTTCTTCGCTAGAAGAAATGAACAAAACATTAACAGAGAACTGGAACCTTACAGTTTCACCTGAAGATGTAGTATATGTTTTAGGTAATTTTGGATGGGATCCAACTACCGTAGAGAATTGTATTAATACACTAAATGGCCATATATATTTTATAGAAGGAGAATTTGATAAAGCGACTGTTGATGTTTCTATGCTTCCTAACGCAGATAAGAAGATGGAAGAAATAGGACAAATAGACTTTTTACCAGAAATGGACGCGTGTATGTCTTATTGGCCTCTTTCAATTTGGCCTGGTAAATACTTATTAAGCGGTCATCCTTCTAAGAAAATTAAAACAAGTCCTTCTAAAAAGATAATTAATGTATCATGTGATCAATGGTCTTATAAACCAGTTAATATAAAATCACTGATCGGGCTGTTTGAGGAAAATAATTTGAAAAAAAGTGAAAATAAACAGTAAAAAGTTTTTTTATCTCAGATATTTTGCTTATATTAGCTTAGTAATAATTAATTAATAAAAAACATAACGTATGTCTACCTACAAACAACTAACTCAAAACTTTCTAGAAACAGGATCAGATCAAGACTTCGCAGCTCTTTACAATAAGATAAAGCCAGGTCTAACTTCTTATATTTATAAGATAGTTAAAGATCGTGAAATGGCCGAAGACATCGCAGTTAATACTTTAACTAAGATGTGGACTAAAATCGAACAATATAACCCAAGCTATGGAATTACTACTTGGTTATATAGAATCGCATTTAACGACTCTTTAGGTTATATTAAGAAAAGAAATCAAACTACGTCTTTGAGTAAATTATCAGAATATGGCGTAGAAGTAAGTGGCACTGGATCAGTTTCAAATACTCTAAAGGATTTAGTCTTAGATCACGAAGAAAAAACTGAACAGGATTATCTAGAAGAAGATGATGCTCTTCAAGACAAATACATTAAAACCTTAGAAGCTATGCAAAATCTAAAAGAAATGTATAGAGATATTCTAGTGGACAGAATGGTAAATCATATGAAATATGACCAACTAGCAATTAAATATAAACTCCCGCTACAAACTATTAAAAATAGAATTCGTAGAGGTAAAGCTTTAATCGTTGAAGCTGTAGAAAAATAAATATGAAAGGAAGCACAACATGCAAGAAGGAAAGAAGAATGATCCAGAGTTTGTGTTCTGTTATTGGGACGAATTTAAACCTAACGTAGAAAAAGATGATAGTAGTAGTTTACAAAAAGAGCAAGACGGCAAAGAAATTATACATGACAGTGTTCGAAAACGAAGCAACACCGGACAGGATAATAAATGCGAAAGCAAGAAAGCCCCTAATTCCGAATGAATATGAAATCGTAGAATTAGGAATGGGATCAAGTTTTATTAAGTGGTATAAAGACAAGCATAAAATTAAAAAACATGAATTGGCGTAATCAAATTGACGAATGGGACGAAGAACTTTATGAAGATCGTCCTAGGAAGGGTAAATTGCCTAAAATGAAAGACGTTGAAAAATCGCTAGCAAGCAAAAAAAGAAAAGATATTGAAAATAAACAGTAAAAAGTTTTTTTATCTCAGTTTTTTTGCTTATATTAGATAAGTAATTAATTAAACAAGTAATGAATCATCAAGAAACATCAATAGAAAAATTAGAATCAGCTCCTCAAAGTACAACTGAGAAGGCAATCGATACTCTATTTTCTGTACTATGTTCTTCTTCTAAAAAAAGCAAGAAGATAGTTTATGTGGATATGGATGGCGTCTTAGTAGATTTACATGCAAAACTCAGAGAATATCCTGAAGACGTTGTAAAATCTCTAGGAAACGATATTGATAAATTACCTGCTCTTTTCCTCGATCCTCCTCCAATGGAAGGTGCGATTGAAGCTTTTAACATTCTTTGTTCTTTATTCGATGTGTATATTTTATCAACTGCACCATGGGATAATCCTGAAGCTTTAATGCACAAAAGACTATGGGTTGAAAAGCATCTAGGAAAAAATGCATATAAAAGATTAATCCTTTCTCACAATAAACATTTAAATGTTGGAGACTTTTTAATCGATGATAGAACTGCAAACGGAGCTGGTCAATTTACAGGAGAACATATTCATTTTGGAACAGATAAGTGGCCAGATTGGAAGGCTACATTAGATTATCTTATACCTCACGCTTAAATATAAGCTTAATCCAGTTATATCTTTTTCTGGATTCTAAGTATTTATAATTCTTTTCATTGGCATACGCCTCTCTTTCAAATGAGATGTTACGATATGCTCCGGTTCCATAGATGAACAATTTTATAAACCATTCAGTAACATATAAAATATAGAAAGGAATCACTAGAAGTTCTTCCTGCTGCTTTATATGTATAGATTCATGATTAATAATCCTCTTCGCTCTTCCTCTCCACCATTTACCAGAATCATACTTTTCTCTTAGAACGATAAAGGGCCAAAGGGTAATTCCTCCAATTGACATAAACCAGCTTACTGCGTTTAAAAATCTGTCACTATATTTAATAATTGGTGTTTTCATATAGTATATATCAGATATATAACCTAAGCCCACGTCAGAGCGCTGACATTTAACTTCTTGGGCAGAAATCTATTAAACACTTATTTTTACACATGATGAAACGTATATTCATCGCATTGCTCATATTTCATGGGTTCTTGACCTATGGCCAATGCGATCTTGCTATTACAGACTTTAACTTTACAACAGGGGATCTTGCTATAGAAGTTATTAACTCAGAAAACTGCGGTTGTAACGACCTTACCGATATTGAAACTACATGTAATGCGTCGGGTAGTAGTTCTATTCAAAATAATGAGACTGTAAGCCATATTGTTTTAGGATTACACTCACCCGGGTATGATTACAACTGGGGATGTACTTCTGCAAATAACCATCCAGGATGGACTTTTAAAAATAAAAGTTTTTTTGGTAATTCTGTTCTAGAAACAGGAGACACATGGAATACTAATATCTATGATTTTTGGGATATTAATAACAATTGCTGGGCAGATATTTTATCCAATGAAGAAATGTGCGTAGAATTAGTAATTTGGCAAATTAATCTATCTCAAACTTCTTTAGTTGAAGATGGAGGATGGGCAGTTAATCCAAACACGGGAAATCAAACTCAAAATTATCCAGATTTTAATATTTTAGATAATAGTGTAGCACAGTGTCCACCTCCACTCGGGCCAGATGCTATTGTAAATAATATTCAAATTCAAACAGGATGTATTGGAGATCTTCCAGTTTATAATGTACAATATACCGTTGTTAATATTGGTGAAGAACCTATTACCGATTACTGTATTGAATTATGGAATGAAGATTATTATCAATGCTTTGACAGTGATTTATTTGGTAATTATGAAATTCCGCCAGGTGAGGGTCAATTATTTACTACTCAATTTTTTGAATTTACTGGCGTTCCGGGTGGATTTTTTGTAGTTTCAGTAGATAATGTTAATGATGAAATTATCACTGGCAATAATAACACAACTGTCTATTATCCTGATGAATGGGAAACCTGTCCAGATGTATGTGAACCAGATACTGTTGAAGTTCTAACGTATATTTACCAGATAGATTCTATTTTCACCACCATATATGAAACAGATACTCTTTTTGTTGAATTACCTAATGATACTATTATTGAATATGTAGACAATTTTATTACTGATACTCTTTATGTAGAAACCATTGACACAGTATACGTTGATGTTGAAGTTTTCGTTGAGGTTTTTATCACCGATACTATTACTGAAATTGAGTACATTACAGAATATGTTACTGACACTCTTTTTATTACAACTGTCGATACAGTTGAAGTTATTGTATATGAATTCTTAACAGATACGGTTTATGAGTATATTTCTATTGATTGTGAAACTGGATTAGAATGTATTGATGATCCTGGATTAACTTGCCCAGATTGGACTTCAGTTTATCTTCCAAATACATTTACACCAAATAATGATGGTTTAAATGATACATGGCAAATGGTTTATGATTTAGAATGTTGGGTCGATGTAGAATTTAAAATATTTAATAGATGGGGTGACATGATCTATTCAGGTATGGGTGATTATTACGATTCATATCCTTATTGGGATGGAAGTGTAAATGGTGGTAATCACTATGCATCTGATGGCGTTTACACATATACGTTCTACGCAAGAAAATTAAACTCAACCGAAATCTTTCAAAGACACGGACATATAACAATATTTAGATAACATGAAATCATTACTTATTTCCTTATTATTTCTTTTACCATTTTACACAGTAGCACAATGCAATCAACATGTTTTTTCCTCAGTCGGAGCTGAGAAATGGACTAACTTCCAATATCAAGACTGCGATGGATGGAATCATTACTTTGGTCTTCCCGCTGGAGGATATACTATAATCTTTTGTGCAGATATTGGCACCGCTTTTGTTTTAAATGGGGATGGATTTGTATTTCCTTTGGCGAATGAACACCCCAATTACGCTTCCTGTATTCAACCAGAAACTGAATGTGAAGGTGATTTTGATGGAGATGGAATAGTAGGAGCAGAGGATCTTCTTACCTTTTTATCAAACTACGGTATGTGTGAATAAATTTCATTTTTTTTGAAAATAAACAGCTAAAAGTTTTTTTATCTCAGAATTTTTGCTTATATTAGTATAGTAATAATTAATAAAAGAAACAAACCATGTACAAAGAACTTTCAAGCAGAAACAAAACATTACTTTTAAACGGAGCAAAAACAACAGGATCCTTTACGGAAGGATATTCCTACATCGAAGAAAGCCTATATAGTGACGAAGCTAGTGAGCTTTATTCTTTTTGCGAATGGATCGACAATATTATTGGAGGTGCAGGCCCTGCAAACATTGAAACTCTATGGTTAGGATTTAAATATCCCGAAGTAGATGCATTTTCTGAATCTTGTGTCTATATAAAAAAGCAGATGGACAGAATTAAAGCATACTCTATATAATGAAAACATATAAAATTCAAAGACAACCTCCATTCCGAGATTTTGCGATAGTTAAAACCTTAAGTGGAACTTATGTGTGCCCTGGATGGCATCCCGTTGAACCTGGAACTACACGAGAGCAGATAATCTTAGTAGAACCTGAAGACGCTCCAGTTATTAACAAACCTGTTAAAAAGTTAGTCACAAATCAAGTGAAACAAACTAAAACTTTCAAAGTATTATCTAGTAACGGTAAGTCATATTACAATGTTCAATTTAATGGTAAAGATTGGAGTTGTGATTGTCCCGCAAGTAATTTCTTTCGAGGTCCTTGTAAACACATTAAGGCAAAGAAAGAAGAATTAATAATTTCTAAATAATTTATATGAAAAAAGTTTTAAGTATTTTAAAAAGCATTGTAAGAGGATTGTCAAACCAATATTTCAGATTAATGGGATTTTTATGGATTTTTGCATCTTTTGCCTATATTGGAGACCCTGAATTCTGGACAGTTTTAGGGTTTGGGACTGTATTTACAGGTATTCAAAGTATTATTGAAAAATAGTAAGATAATAATCAATAAATGGTAATTATCCAAGAGTAAAACAGATAAATACTCTATAACAATTTTAAAAAAATCATAATTTTTAATATGGCATTACAAATAGGTGGGCAAATTAGCCTTTCAAATATTACCGCAGAAATGGGACAAATTAATTCAAACGTTAGTTTGGGTGGTTTATCAACTCATTCAACTCTAAATGATCAGAGTCCAAGTAAACCGAATGAATCACAGCCACATGCTATGTCTGAGTTCTTTGCTTATGACCATTCCTACTCAAGTCTTAAAAATCTTATGGGAAGTTCAGAAGTTTCCACACGTGTTAAATGGTTTGATGTATGTTTAGAAGATATGAAATTCTTCTACTTCCATAATGGAACCGGTAAATTACCGTTAGTTGGAAATTATATTTACACAAATCAAGATGGGTCGTTGACCGGGACTGCTCACATTAAAATACAAGGTGCTGAAGATTTCGATAAAGCAGAAACTGTTATAGCAACAGTTTCAGGTGGAAGAGTTACATCGATTAATTCATGTGAAGGTATTGGAGAAGGACCGAACGAGCCAGGTTTGGATCCAGGACCAAGTGAACCAGAAGATCCATTCGGAAGATAGGACAAATAATATAGCTATTATTTAACATTAAAGAAAGTGAGATTTATTCTCACTTTTTTTTTGCTAAACAGTGAAACAAACACACCCTCCCTGATATAAATACAGTAACATGAACAAATTGAAAATCAAATTGAAAATGTGGATTATAGAAAAAACTATTCCAATTTGGTTTAGAGGTTTAAAGAAGCCTCGTTTGTGGAACGTTCTTTGAATTATAGGTTGTAAGTACTAAATGCTCGAGTGGTGGAATTGGTAGACACGATGGACTTAAAATCCATTGAGCAGTAATGTTCGTGCGGGTTCAAGTCCCGCCTCGAGTACAACATAGAAAAGCAAGAGATAAAGGTAAACTCCATATACACTATGGTCCGGCCGAAACAGCGTATCGAATTCTAACAAGGAGACTGACGAGTCTCGCGCTTAAGGGTAGCTTCTTTTCTTTATAATTCACAAATCAAATTAAACTTAACGAATGGACCAGTAGCTCAGCTGGATAGAGCATCTGCCTTCTAAGCAGACGGTCACAGGTTCGAATCCTGTCTGGTTCACTATGGACTTTTAGCTCAGTTGGTCAGAGCACCGCACTCATAATGCGTAGGTCGTAGGTTCGAGCCCTACAAGGTCCACTTAGATCTCTTAGCTCAGTTGGTAGAGCATCACACTTTTAATGTGAGGGTCCAGGGTTCGAGCCCCTGAGGGATCACGAATATATACTCTTGTAGCTCAATCGGTTAGAGCAGGATCCTTATACGATCAAGGTTGTGGGTTCAAATCCCGTCGAGAGTACCTTTAATATGAAAGAATTTAACAAAGAAGAAATTAATAGAATAATAGAAATGGCATGGGAAGACAGAACCCCGTTTAGTGCTATAGAATTCCAGTTCGGTATTAAAGAAAATGATGTTAGAAAAATAATGAGATCTAACATGAAAGAATCTTCATTTAAGATGTGGAGAAAAAGGGTTAAGGGTAGAAAAACCAAACACACATATTCTCCTTCTGATTTTAGATTTAAATCAAGCAACCAAAAAAAGTAAATCTAAAATGGACAAGAAAGAAATAATAAAAATGTGGAATCAGTTTAGAAGGTGGTTTATTTCTAAAGTCTTAAAAAAGAAAATAACATTTACTAGTGACGATTGGACGGGAACAGTATATGTTACTTTAGTACCTGGTGGCGGAACTAAAATGACATATACTAGAGGAAATAATGCACTACCAGAAGGAATTAGAAATAGAGCATTTGTTTTTTGTCATTCTGAGACAGCATCACATATTCCTGAAGGATATTGTAAATTCCTATATACAATAGAAGTTCCAGAGGGATGGACAAACTCAGGTCAGCAGTATACCATTACTAAATACGTAAAACCTACTGATCTAAGAAGAGGTAGATAGTTTAAACATTTTCTAAATTCTATGTATAAATACCATGACAGGAACAGAATACATGGATTTATCCATAGAAAATACATTTAACGTACTAACAGGAGCTCAAACCTTCGAAGAAATATTACAAAACGCAACAGAACCACCTATATTTTTTATAGAACCAGGTGAAGGCCTAGATAATGACCAAATAGACGTAATGATAGAACATTATGAATATTTTGAACAGTATGAGAAGTGTAGCCTTTTACTTAAAATGAAATCTTAATAATATATCATTCTACTATTTTACGTAAAATGACTCTTACGAGTCTATTTATGAATATATAAGTTATATGAATGCACAACGTGTTCATTCTTAAAAATAGTGAAAGTCATGAAAAAACTTATAAGTTGGATTAGCCAAATCTTACGAGATGAAAGAGGCAATCCATCATCAAAAAGAGTTGTTGGTGTACTCGCTGGTCTTAGTTTATGTGTTACATTAATAATGAACCAATTTACTGATATAGCAATAGCGCCCTCAGACACACTAGTTAATGCAGTTGCTGCCCTTGCTTTCGGAGCCTTGGGTTTATCTTCAGCTGATAAGATTTGGGGTAAACTCCAAGGAAAAGAAGAAGCTAAAGAAGAAGCTAAAGAGGAAGAACTTTAAGAAAGAAGCGTAAGCGATTAGCATAATCTAAATAAAAGGACAGAGAAATCTGTCCTTTTTACGTTATATTCATTAAGATATAATTAATCGTATATGAAACATTTATATCCCGATGAATATAATTAGTAATTAAATTAGTAAAATGATAGCACATGTATTCGACGTAGATGGGACACTAACCCCCAGCAGACTTTCAATAGATCCTAATTTTAAAAAATACTTTTTAAAATGGATGAAAGATAAAACTGTAATATTCGTAACAGGATCAGATAAAGATAAAACAATTGAGCAAATAGGATTAGATGTATGGAATGAAGCAACAGCATGCATGCAATCATGTGGAAATCATATCTTTGTTAAAGGAAAAGAGGTTTCTAGAAATTCTTGGAAGGCTGATGAAGGACTAATTGCTTTGTTAGAACAGTTCTTAGTAATTTCTAAATATAGAAAAAGGACCTCAAATCACATTGAACACAGAATAGGACTTTGTAATTTTTCAGTAATTGGAAGAGATTGTTCCCAACGAGAAAGAGAAGACTACGCAGAATGGGATGATTTCAATAAGGAACGATTAGACATGGCACAACTTATCAATGAAAACTTTCCTGAATTAGAGGCCTCAGTGGGTGGTCAAATATCAATAGATATACATCCTAAAGGAGCAAACAAGAGTCAAGCTAAGAAATGGATCTTAGAAAATATAGGAGAAGATACGGTTATTAGATTTTATGGAGATAAAACAGAAAAAGGAGGAAATGATTATGATCTTGCTAACGTTTTAAAATTACCTCACGAAGTATTTCAGGTTAAAGATTGGGAACATACTTATAGAATATTAAAAGACAATAAGAAAAGAGATAAATGGCTCGTAGACCAATACAATAGAAATAGATCTTCAAAAGATCATATTAATAATATCAACGACATAAAATAATGGTTATAAAGATAATATTAGTTGCATTTATAATATCATGGGTTGGAATAATCTATTCAATAATAACCGCTCCTTTAGTTGATGAGAACGGTAATATCATTAAAGAAGAGGATAAATAGAATATGAAAGCACATACTTTTAAAACCCCTGAAAATCAGGCTACTGATTTTTATTATTTCGACAATGGGTTTGATTCAGAAGAATTACACAGAATATCTAAAATGGTAGGAGAACTTCCGTTCTATAATGCTACTACGGCTTCTGGTGAAATAGACGCTAGAAAATCTAAATTAAAATGGATTCCACAAACTAAAGAATGGGATTGGCTTTATGAAAAGCTAATGACGTTTGCGGAAATAGCAAATAATGAAATGTGGGGTTTTGATTTGATATCGGCACCAGAAAATATACAATATACGGAATATCATGGAACTAACATGGGTGAATATGGATGGCATCAAGATATTGGGCCAAATGAATTATCTTCTAGGAAAGTTTCTATAACAGTTCAATTGTCAGATGATAACGAATATGAAGGTGGAGAATTATTATTTTGGATGGGTGGAAATAGTCTTGAAAATAATAATTTAATAGCACCAAGAGGAAAAGGAACTGTTGTTTTATTTCCAAGCTATATGGTACATGCGGTTAAGCCGGTAACTAAAGGAATAAGAAAGTCATTTGTCCTATGGTTAGGAGGAGGACATTATAAATAAACAGATGGCAGACCCAGAAGAAGAATATGACGACATTGAAAATACCGAATACGATAGTATATCAATAAACAAACCCAAGGAATATAACGATGATGATTATGACTACTAATATGGAATTAATATCAACACACCCGGTAAAAAAATCAGATCTGGGTTTTCATGGAAATCTTTTTGGAGGTAAATTATTAGCATGGGTAGATGCAGCAGGCGCTTCGTACGCATCCCAAGTGTGCGATACTCCTCGTATGGTAACAGTTCTTATAGACGAATGTGTTTTTAAAAAACCTGCGAAAGAAGGCCATTTACTTAAAATATATGGCGCAGTCAAGGCTATAGGAAAAACTTCAATCACACTTGCAATAGAAGCAAGATCACATAACGTCTATGATGGACGGCAGGCTATTATTCTTGCAACAAGTATTAAATTTGTCAGGATAGACGAACAAGGAGAACCAATTCCTGTTAGTCAAAAAGTTAAAAATAAATTCAAAAAGAATAACTAAATCGAAGGTGTTCTGATATATACCTTAAACAAATTATAACCAAAGAATGAAAGCACTTATCGTAATTGCACAACCAGATATGAATAGTTTCGAACAGACTACAATGTTAAGAACTATTGCAAGAGTATTTGACGTATTAGAAATAAAACATGAAGTATTAGATCTTTATGTAAACGGAAAAGTAGGTCCTGAGGCTAAGCCGAAAAATTTTAATTTAAGAGTTAAAAATGCAACACATGTTTATATCATCGCAAATTCTGCATGGTTACCTTTAGTTGATTTATTCTTAGAACCATTCGATTTTGAAGGAAAGCATATTGAAGCTATGATTTCTCATAATAGATCTAAAAGTATTTGGAGATGGTTAAGTTCTGAATTAAGATTGGCTCAATCTGCATTTGGTTCTTCTATCAAGAAATTATTCAAAATTAAAGCGAGTCACCTATGGGATGTAGATGAACTTACTAGACTTGAGAAAACAAATTATATTAAACAGATTAGAGAAGAAATCTTAAATGATTTCGATGCAAAGTAATCTATTTTATAGTACATCAGAAGGGAATAAAGCAATTTATTCCTTTTTGGGGACTAAATTTAAAATAAATTGAAAATAAACAGCTAAAAGTTTTTTTATCTCAGATTTTTTGCTTATATTAGTATAGTAATAATCAAACAAACAAAATATGTCAAACATCCTAACATTCGTACTTAGAAACTCTATGGGAGATTCAACAAACAATGGTCTATCTTCAAGAGAAGACTCTATTATTCTGCACTATGGCCCTGATGCCGATTTAGCAGATTTAACCTTAATTCCAGATGATGAATTGGTTTTAGTAGAAAGACAGTTATTCGGAAAGGAAGCATGGTATGCAGTTCCTGCTGGATTATACAAGAACAATAAACACACAATGTTTGGCGGCAATTTTATTCACACTTCAGACTCAAGATTTCCATCTTCTGCACCGATTGCAGTTCATGACAGAGTAGAATCTAATAACTATTAATATGAAAGAATTAAAACTTACACAAGAATTTGTAAACGAATCTAATTCAACAAATTCAAACACGGACAAGATTAACGTAATCAAGAAGTATTCTAATCAACCAGATGTTCTTAAGGTGCTGCAGTATACATACGACACGTTTAAACAGTATTATGTTACTTCAAAAAACTGTAAGAAGAGAAGTGATCTAGTGCTTCCTTTCGGATCTTATACTGATATCTTCTCTTTGTTAGATGCATTGAGTTCTCGACAAATCACTGGTCATTCTGCGATTGAAGCGGTGAATACATTTGTAGAAGAGAATAAAGAATACTCTGATCTTATTTGGAATATCATTGATGGAAACCTAAAAACTAGGTCAACTATTTCTATGATTAATAAAGTTGTACCAAGTTTAATTCCAACCTTTGACGTAGCGCTCGCTCAAGCGTATGACGAGAAGACCAAGAAGAAAGTAGATTGGAATGACGGATGGTATGTTAGTCGTAAACTAGATGGTGTTAGATGTCTAGCAATTATTGATGATAAAGGAGATGTTAATTTCTATAGTAGAGCAGGAAAAGAATTTACAACACTAGATTCTTTGAAACCTTCTATCCAAAGATTAGGTCTTACGAATATGGTGTTTGATGGTGAAGTTTGTATGGTAGATGAAAATGGAAATGAAGATTTCCAAGGTATCATTAAGCAAATTAAAAGAAAAGATCATACTATTACAAATCCATTTTATCATATCTTTGATTTATTGACCATTAAAGAATTTAACGATAAAGAATCTATTACCTCTTTTAGTGAAAGACAATCTAACCTTAGAGCGTATGTTTTAGATGGCGATCAATTTATTAGCCACCTTGTTCAAACGCTAGGAGATGATCTTGTTATGGAAAGAATGATGGAATTATCAAAAGAAGGAGGATGGGAAGGACTAATGCTTCGTAAGAATACCACATATCAAGGAAAAAGAAGTGCAGATGTTCTTAAAGTTAAGAAATTCTATGATGATGAATATTATGTAGTTGACTTAGAAAACGCATTAAATAGAGTAATCGTCAATGGAAAGGAAGTTGAAGAATTGATGCTTAAAAACGTAGTCATTGAACATAAGGGAAGTAGAGTTCAGGTGGGTTCTGGTTTTTCTCATGAACAAAAAAGATTTTACTTTGAAAACCCTGATAAAATTTTAGGAAAACAAATCACAGTTCAGTATTTTGAAGAAACTACAAATCAGCATGGAGAACACTCTCTTAGGTTCCCAGTAATTAAAGCAGTTTATGAAACTAAAAGAAGTTTTTAAGTTATGTTAAATAAGGATTATGATTTAAATCGAAAGCAACTCCATTGGAAATTTAGACCTGATGATGGATTATTCTATAAACCTAAACCACCATGGGAACACCATGACACGCACTTTAAAGAATTCAGAGTTGAATACGATTCTCTTTGGAGAAGTGGTTTAGCATATATTGCGTATGGAGATAAAGATATTAAACAAGGAATTTTAAATTGTTTTAGGCCTTATATTATAGGAGAAGATAGAGATCCTTCTAAAACAATGTATCAGGCAAGTAGAGCGTCTAATCGTTTTGGTGAAGATGACGTATCAAGGGATCAGGTAATTCTCGCTTTGTCTTCTTTAGAATTCAACGATGACACCGAAGAGGTTATGGAAATATGTAGCAAACTTCCGTTTCGATTAAGTAGAAGATTCTTAATGACACCTACGATGTGGTTTTGGGTTAAATATCTTGCGACGAGAAAACAGGGATGGAAGAATGCCTTTGCATTTATGCAAACCCTTGAACATTTAATTCAAATTCCACTCACTAAATTTTTAAGATGGATTAGTGGTGCTACAAAACCTATTCCTCTTCCGCATAATCAACATACTAAATTACCGTATAAAGAAGGATGGAGATGGAAGATATATCAGACAATCGGATATCCAGAATATGGTCTTCATTTTGCTGCATGGCAATATTACACGGTGCCATTCTATGGAGTTTTAGGTAAACTAAACAGATGGTTAATGAAGTGGCAGATGGAAGATTCAAATCTTCTTTTAAGATTACTCCTAGGAGGAAAGGATCTTACAATAAGTGAAGTTAAACATTTCAAACCAACAAATACTTTCATGTGGCAAAGAAGGCACGATGCAAGAACAGCATGGATATATGAGCTCAAACCGGAAGAATATGAGTTTAATAATTTAGAAAAAGATATCCTAGGAAGAATAAAAAACATTTACTAAAAATAAAGTATAATTATTAAATAAATTAAATGACAATAGTTTTAGGAGACGGTTTATTAGCATCAGAACTTATAGGACAAACTGGATGGTCCTATCTTTCAAGAAAACAAGACTTTTTAAATTTCAATAGTCTTAGTAGTATTATTAATTTAATTCCAAAGGAATGCACTACGATAGTTAATTGTATTGCATATACAGATACTTATTCTGATGATAAATCTAAAATGCTTCAGACTAATTATCATTCGGTTGCAAATTTAGTTGAATTCTGTAACCATCGAGGAATAAAACTAATTCACTATTCCACAGATTATGTGTATGCTGGTTCGAACTCAAATGCAAGCGAAGAAGATATTCCTATTCCTGACAAAACATGGTATGCATATTCTAAATTATTAGCAGATGAACATATTATTAGACATTCAGATAATTATTTAATAGTAAGAGGAAGTCACAGGATTAATCCATTCCCTTACGCAACTGCATGGAACGATCAGATAGGAAATTTCGATGACGTAGACATATTAGTAAATCAGTGGCTTAAATTAATCAAAGCAGAACAAAAGGGCCTATGGAATATAGGAACACCCTCAAAGAGTGTATATGAATATGCATCTAGAGAAAAAGATGTCGATTCTGCCCCAGCGCCTGATCATTTTCCAAAGGACACAACGATGGATCTTACGAAGTTGAATACCTTTCTTGAAACTTTATCTCAAAACGAAATATAATAGACATGCCGAGAGAGATTAAATATACCGTATGTTCAGGATGTATCGAAGATTTTCCTTCAGATGATTTATATACGGTAACTAGATATATGAATCGAGCGAATCCAGATTCTAAAAACATGTATTCAACTCCATATTGTGAAGATTGTATAGAAAACGGCAAAGAACATTACGTAGACATTAAAGAAGAACCTAAAAGAATTTTAAAGGAGAGAGCAAGGGCTGAAAGAGCAAAGGCAAAAAAGAAAAAAACTACCAAGAAAAATGCAAAGAAATAAAATAGGAATTACGTGTTCTACGTTTGATCTGTTCCATGCAGGTCATGTAAAGATGCTAGAGGAAGCTAAGAAAGAGTGTGATTATCTAATAGTTGCCCTACAAACAGATCCCTCGATTGATCGACCTGATTCCAAGAACCCTCCAATTCAAACCTTAGTCGAAAGATATATTCAAGTTAAGGCTTGTAAATATGTAGACGAAATAGTTCCTTATCAAACAGAGAAAGATTTAGAAGATATTTTTGCAAGCTTCGATTTAGATTGTAGAATATTAGGTATCGAATATAAGAATAAAGATTTTACTGGAAAAGATACATGTTTAAAGAGAGGAATTGAAATCATATATAATAAAAGAGATCATGGTTTTTCAAGCACTGAGCTAAGATCTAGAGTCTGGGAAGTAGAACATTTAAAAAGTTTAGAATTAATTGAAAAAAAATTCAATAAAAGTTGAAACTAAATTAAAGATAACGGTATAATTACCGAATAACAATTAAATATTAAAAATTCAAAGAAATGACAAATTTATTGACACAAATCCAAGAAACCCTGGATTCAATTCAGGACGACGCTACTAAGTTTAACGAAAAAGGAAACAAAGCAGCAGGAACAAGAGTAAGAAAAGGAATGCAAGCTATCAAAGCGTTAGCGCAAGATGTAAGAGTTGCAGTTTCTGAAGCAAATAAAGCAAAAGTCTAAGGTTATATACTAACCAAGGAAAACGTTCTTTAACATATTGTAGAAGGCACATTACCAGATTGATCATCTAGAATGTGAGTGTATTGCCGAAAAAATCCTAATGGAAAGAGGGATTAAGGCACACTAAGACACCGAACAAGTTTCGGCTCGATTGCAGAAGTGAGTAATCGAGACTCGACAGAGTAGATAGTGGTAGATCGGAATAGATAAATCTAAACTGATTTTTCCGAGAGCATTGCAAGCAGCCGAAAGGAATCCTTGCCGTAAACTGACTGAATAATCCTATCTTATAGGGGATAAAGTACAACTAAAGCCATTGTGGCGCTATAACGAGATTAACCATCTTGAGTAGAACTTGAAATAATAGTAAAGTTAGTTGGTATGCAGTATATCATACAATAAGACGATCTTCTAAGGCTAGTATACCTTAGTACACGATCCTTCTATGTTATAACCCAGAACCTAGTGAAAGCTAGGTTCTTAGGGGGTAAGTAATGATAAAAACAGTTTAAATCATGAACAGTGAACAGTCAAACAACGGAAACACTCAGATAAACCACGAAAGAGCAAGTCTGAATAGTAGAGTTTCTAGGTTTAGAATTCTTGGTCAAACCAAGAAAGTACAATGGGACGGTAGAAGAAGAAACCGAACTATTTAAATATTATTAAAAGATGGAACTAATCTTAAACGTTCTTACGGTTTTTTTAACCCTGTTTGCGGTTATCGATATGCCAGGTAATGTACCACTAATCATCAAGCTTAGAAAGGAGAATGGTGAAATAGAATCGGCGAAGGCTACGTTAATCGCAATATGCATTATGATATCTTTCCTATTTGTAGGTAAAACCCTCTTCATGTTATTAGGTATTGAAACATTCCACTTTGCATTAGCAGGTGCAATGCTTCTTCTTTATTTTGGTGTAAAGATGGTTTTAGGAATCGAATCCAGTGCCGAGACAGAACCTATGCCAGCAACTATATTTCCAATAGCATTTCCAATTATAGCAGGACCAGGAACCTTATCAACTATCATGTCCTTAACACAAGATCTTTCAGATTTGGTAATTATTATAGGAATAGTTTTAAACGCAATAGTAATTTACGTATTTTTAAAATCTGCAGACTGGATTCAACGTAAAGTTGGTGTAATAGGAATTACAATAATGGAAAGAGTTTTTGGTATTATTCTTATCGCAATAGGTATGAAAATCTTAATCACTTCCCTAGTTTTAAGCATTAATGACGTTAATGCCTCCTTAGTCACCAATATCTAGATATATAAATAAATAAAATAAACGACTTAACAATGAAAAAGAAAATGATTGCATTGTCGTTAAGTTTAATTTTATTATCTAGCTGTGGATCAAGCAAATCTACTTCTGACTCTCAATATGAATCTGAGCCAATTACTGAACAGGAGCATCATGAGAAGGTTCTAAATGGACTCTTATTTACGATTATAGTTTTTGCTATATTTAGTGCAATAGGAAATAAACCTTAACTACAATTTATTTGAAAATAAACTGCCCGAAATTTTTTTATTTCGGGTTTTTTAGTTATATTAGTATAGTAATTAAAAAAGCAAATAAATGAAATGCATTAGTTGCAAAGTAATCATACCAGAACAAAGACTTAAAATGCTTCCAAATACAAAGGAATGTGTTGAATGCTCAAGTGAAGAAGCCAAGGGAGCGGTCGACATAGTCTATCATAAAACTGGTAATACAATACAGATAATGGATAAAGCTCAAGCAGATGCCATTAATAAGTCTGCACGTAGATCTGGATTCGGTTCTTTAAGAGCGATGAAAGGTGGAAGTGGAGGAGGAGATATGAAAGTTACACTTGGAACTACTTCAATTATTCCAAGACAATCTACTCGAGAAGATTTTGAAATTACAGGAAAGAAGATGATGGAAATGATGGAATGGAAAGATCGAGAAGGAATCATCCAATATTTAAATAATAGACTGAATCAAAGATCTATTAATAGTTCTCAATTTAGACAACTCAATGACATCTTAAATCAGTTTATGCCAGAAGAAAAGAAACCAATCGAAGAGAAGGAAGAAATAAAGATGGATGACGATATACAATGGGCATTCAAGAATTGGAAAAATAGTAGATCATTTAAATAAACTAATATGAAAATAACTAAGAAGATCAAATCAAAACTGTTAACGTATCTATTTAACGATTGGGTAACCACTGAAGAAGATGTGGAAACTCTGTATTTAACTAAGATGATGATTGAGAATAGGACTAATAAAATCTGTCCTCCTAAACAAGTAATTGGATTTAGAGCAAATCGCTAAATTTTATAAACCTTTTCGAAAAAGGTTATATAATACCTAATTAAAGTTCTTACATTTATTGAAATTTTCATGGGGAATTAGCTCAGCTGGCTAGAGCGCCTGCCTTGCACGCAGGAGGTCATCGGTTCGACTCCGATATTCTCCACGATGGAATTCCTAACCTACTTAATTGAAAGGTATGGAAGCCAAAAAGGATCAGATCACCCTGATCCTTTTAAAAGCGAGATTAGCTCAGCGGTAGAGCATCTGTTTACCAAGTAGAGGGTCGAGAGTTCGAATCTCTTATCTCGCTCTATGGAGATTAAGAAAATTATTGCAAGCAGACTGCTATCTAAGTCTGGGCCCCCGTCCAATAATTGATTAATCTCCATTTTAAATTGTGCTGTGGTGTAACTGGCAACACGTCGCGTTTTGGTCGCGAAGAGTCGGGGTTCGATCCCCTGCGGCACAACATAATCATATTGTTATTAAAAGAGGTTTCAGAAATGAAACCTTTTTTCGTTGGGTAGTATAAACCCTTACAAAAACAAAAACAATGAATTTAACTTCATTAAACAAATCTGTCAAAAATCAAACGACAGTAACTTTTATTATTAATCCTAGAAACCTACAGAGCGTAGACTAATAGAAGTTTTATATTAACCAAATTAATTTATTATGAAAAATTATATTTTAACACTAGCCATTGCGGCGCTTACAACGTTTGGTGCAAATGCACAGAACACAAAAGGAGACTGGTATGTTGGTACCGGTGATATTACTAACACGGCTTGGACTGAATTATCAATCCAACCGACAATAGGTTATGCTTTTTCTGACAACTACATGGTTGGAATGAACTTAACACAAGCTGACTCAACTGAAGACATGTCTTTAGGTTTAGAGGGAAGGTATTTCCATAAAGGATTTTTCGGATATGTTGCACTAAACGATTTTGATTTCGATCAAGCTCAATTAGGTGTAGGTAGAATGTTCGAATTCCACAAAGGAGCAATGTTTGTAGACCCAAAAATCGTTTACGATTTAGGAGCTGAAACTACTAACCTTCAAATTGGATTTGGTTTAAAGTTCTAAACTAAAATTCAATTTGGTTATTATAAAGCCCAGGTTTCTAGGATCCTGGGCTTTTTTATGAAACAATATATAGGTATATTGTATAAGTATTGACTGTCAGTCAAGATTTAGAGAGGTAGTGAAGCTGTCATTATTGTAATACCAAAAGCAAGGGTTCGTTTATTACATTGACAGGAACCCCGAAAGACCCGAAGCCTCTCTTATTCGCTCCGTTCGTCTAACGGTTAGGACATTAGGTTTTCATCCTAAAAATAGGAGTTCGATTCTCCTACGGAGTACAATTTAAAAGTTTTCATATTCTATAACGCATATATAGAGTATGAAACTTTCTCTTTATAGAAGGTATAATTACTAATTAATAACTAATTTCAAATAGATGACAAATATAGGTATTGTAGGCCAAGGTTTTGTAGGTTCTGCTGTTAAAGCGGGCTTGGAAACAGAATTTAATGTTTTAACGTATGATAAATTCGTTGAAGAAAAAACAAACTCAACTCTCTTAAACATCGTATCTAAATGTGATGTAATTTTTGTATGTGTTCCAACTCCAATGGACATGTCAACTGGTGAATGCCATATCGGTATTGTAGAATCAGTAGTAAGAGATATTGATAGACTATGTATTGACTTAAACGTTGTTCCAACGCTTGTAGTTAAATCAACCGTTCCTCCTGGAACAATCGACGGTTTAAATGATCTCGTTGCACAACACTGTAACGTTACTTTTAATCCTGAATTCTTAACAGAAGCAAATGCAGTTAATGATTTTATTAATCAAAATAGAATTGTATTAGGTGGTGACAAAATGGCTTTACGCCCAGTTGTTGAAATATTTGAATCAGCTTTTCCTGGAGTTCCAATTAAAGTAACTACAGCTGCAACTGCGGAAATGGTTAAATACACTACGAATTGCTTCTTAGCAACTAAAGTTAGTTTTGCTAATGAAATCTACGATATCTGTAGACATTCTCATATTGATTATAATGAAATGGTAGATATTGCAAAACTAGATACAAGATTAGGTAATTCACATTGGATGGTTCCTGGTCCTGATGGTGATAGAGGTTATGGTGGACACTGTTTCCCTAAAGACATGACAGCATTAAGATATATTGCAAGTCAAATGCCAGTTGCTACACCTACATTAGATGGTGCTTCTAAAACAAACTCAAACGTAAGAAAGGATTTAGATTGGGAAGAACAAGAAGGAAGAGCAGTAATCAATACTAAAGTTGAAGCTAAAATTTAAACATGGGAAAGAATAAACCAGATAACTTCGAGGGAAGAACAAAGGAATGGGATGAAAACCAATGGCAAGGTAGATCTAAACAACAAGTTGAAACAAACTATAGATTAATGGATATAACAGTTGCTACAGGCTTAATCTGCTTTATAGGAATTATGATATATAGACTAATAACTACATTGTAATTATGGAACTTTTAAAACAAGTAAAAACAGGAACCCATTTTGTAAAATTTTATGCAAACTGGTGTGGTCCATGTAAGATGGCAACCAAAGTTTTAGAGAAATGGCAACCTGACACGGATGTCAATATTATTGATATTAATATAGACCAGCACCCGGACATAGCACAAGAATACATGGTAAGAAGTATTCCTGCCATTATTGTTTTCAAAGATGGAAACCTAATTGATAGAGTAACGGGAATTCCTAAACCAGAATTCTTAAGCAAACACGAATAATATGAAAGATTTTTTACTATTTTGGCCAAGATTCATAAAGGAATCTTATTTTATGTATAAGTATAGAAAAATTGCTAACAGCTTAGCACCTGAACTTGCAGAAGTTGGGTGTAGGGTAGATTGGCTTGGTAGAATTTATACTGTAGTTAATATTAAGGAAGAATTTAGAGCTCAACCAGATTTAGTTCAACAATCAATTGTATTTCAAGCGCTAGCGAAACCCAATGAAGTTCTTCTTAAGAATGGTTTATCAGATGTAACATATCCTGAAATTGAAAAAATTAAAGGAAGCGATGGCTACTTAGTCATCATGTACCCTGAAAACGATAACTTTAATTTACGATCATTCATAGTTAATACAATACCTACTGTAATTATCGTGTATGGTTTAACATGGATCCCTTCTCTAGTAAGATGGGTTCAAACTTTATTTTAATGAGTGAACAAATAAGTAGAGTAGAAATAAAGGGCAAAAGGCATTATCAAGTCAAGAAAGATAATGACATCATAGGAACGTTCCCTTCAGTAACGACAATTCTCAGTGCAACTTCAGATAAAAGTGGTCTTGTAAAATGGCGTAAAAGGGTAGGGGAAGAAGAAGCAAACCGAATCTCAACACTTTCAATGAACCGTGGTACAGTTATGCACCGCCTAGTTGAGTTATATAAGCCATTACCAGGTGACAAGAAAGAGAAGCTAAACCAGCTTAAAGAACTAGCGAAGACAGATGAAGAGATCATAGAGTTTGATCAGGAATTTATTAATGAAGGATGGACAATGTTCTATAAATTCTATACGAATTCTAGTCAATATTTTGATAGAGTAGAAAAGGTTATAGAATCAGAATCATTTCTTTGGTCTTCTAAAGGAGGAGGTTATGCAGGAACCGTCGATAACATTTCTAAAATGGTAGACGGAACAATACAAATTATAGATTATAAGAATTCTAGAAAACCAAAAAGAGAAGATTGGATTCAGGACTATTATATACAGGCCGCGGCATACTATGTTGCATATTGGGAAAGAACAGGAACAAAGGCAGATGGAATAGAAATATGGATCGCTAATGAAATAGATTATTGTCCTCAGACATTTACCCTTTCAGCTGAAGATATTAAATATTATTTTAAAGAATTTACAAATAGATTAAATAAGTATAAAGAACAATTAGAAGAAGCATGAAAAGAAACAAAGAATTTTTATACAATTACCTAAACGCATACGCACCAGTTGCGCAAGAAACAGAAGGACAAAAGATATGGACTGATTACATCACTCCATTTTCTGATTTCATATATACTGATGCATACGGAACATCGTATGGTGTTAAGAAAGGAACCAATGAAGGTTCAAAAACTAGAAAAGTGGTTATAGAAGCACACTGTGACGAGATAGCATGGATTATTACAAACATCGAGGAAACTGGAATGATTAGAGTTAAAAGACACGGTGGCTCTGATAACATGATTGCACCTTCTAAAACTGTAATGATACATACACATAAAGGTAAAAAGGTTAGAGGTTTATTTGGTTGGCCAGCAATTCATACAAGAAAGAAATATACCGATATGGGATATGACCAACATGAATTATGGGTTGACACGGGTCTTAAAGATAAAAAAGCAGTAACTAAAGCTGGCGTAGAAATAGGAAATCTAATTACTTTCGATACTCAATTAGAAGAGATTGGAGACTATTATGTAGGAAGATCTTTAGATAATAAAATTGGAGGATATATTATCGCAGAAGCTTTAAGATTACTTCATGAAACTAATACCAAATTACCTTATGATTTATATGTAGTAAACTCTGTTCAAGAAGAAGTAGGTTTACACGGTGCTAAGAAAATAGCTAAACATTTACAGGCTGATTTAGCACTCGTACATGATGTTTGCCATAATACGAATACGCCTAAGATTGATAAAGCTAAAGACGGTGATAATAAAGGCGGATTAGGTCCATGTCTAGAATACACGGCACAGAATCATAGAGGTATTAATAAGATGCTAAGAAAAATATCAAAGAAACATAAGATCCCTGTTCAATTAACAGTAGGTTCTATGGGTAATGATACAATGGCATTCTTTATGGAGAATACACCAACTGCTATTTTAGCAACACCCTTAAAATACATGCATACTACGGTTGAAATGGCTCATAAAGATGATGTCCAATCATGTATTCAGATGTTTGTTATATTCCTACAGGAGTTAACAATAAAGAACATTGACAAGATTAATAACAAATAAAGATATATAAACAATAATAAAACAATAACATTATGAATAAATTAGATACATTTTTATCAAAACACGGATCTAAAATCATTATCGCTCTTTTAGTATTAACTTACTTCAAATCATGTGGTATTGATTCAGAGGTTGAAAAGGTAAAAAAGGAACTTAGACAAGTTGAAGCAGAAGTAGATACTTTAGCATCTCAAATTGTTAATGAAGCTGAAATGATCAAGCTTATTAAAGAAGTTCCAGCTTGGAAAACTCTAAGAATTGAAGAAATCTCTGATAAAGAAAGAATTTCAATCAATGCATTAGAAGAAAAAGAAAATTAAGAAAATGAAACATGTAAAATTGTTTGAAGCATTTGCAGCTTCACAGAAATTAAACGAGGCATTTAGCTCACAAATACTTAGAAATTTATTTAGTGGAGGTGGTGTACACAGTACATTGCCTAAAGCAGTATATGGTAAAACCAAAATAGCACTAGATAAAATACAAGATGATGATTTAATTGTAACAACACCAAAGGATGCGTATGGCGCTAAAGGTAAAAACACAATTACTTTCTACATTTCTGATAACGAAAAGGTTAACCCATACGCAGATCCCGAGTCATCGAAACGTGATCACATTATCCCAGGAAATGAATACGTGCTATGCGTTGCTGATGAAAATAATAAATTCTTTATCGATAGAAAGCTAAAAATAGATCTTCCTAAACACCAAAAAATGTCAGGAAAATATCTTAATCCTAGGAGTTTAGCAACAGATAAGGAAAGAGGCGAAGAAACTATAGGTATTAATAAGACAAATAAAGGATATCAAGGAACTGGTCTTATTAGTGTAAAAAGAATCGTAGATGTTGCAGATAGAGCTGTTATCATTGATGTTGATTCATTACAGCAAAGATATTCGACAATAGACAAGATAGAACAGAGAGATTCTGAAAAAGTTGGAGCCATTGCATATAAAAACGATAGAGACTTTAAATCTGAGAACTTAAAAAGATATGAAGACATTTTACAGGCCGGTGCTACTAAACTTCCTTTAGGTAAAATGGTTAAGGATGCTATTGATGATTTAACTGAGCAAATTAAAGATGGTATAAAAGAATTTGGAAAGGTAGGAAAGGATGATAATGTTACTATAGGTAGTGCATCAAACGGCAAAGAAGTGACAATTTCACATGCATCTAGTCATATGTCAAGAATTCTTAGTATTTTCAGAAAGTACCAATATAGTATTGACGGTCAAAAAAAATCAAAAGATAAATATGGAGATGCACCAACATGGTATGATGAGGATATCTTGAAACATGCACACGAACTTAAGATTGAAATACAAAGGATAGAAGATTTCGATTATGCATACCGACATTATCGCCAGCGATATGGGAATTAGTCCTTTCTTGTAATCATAAAATAAAAAGAAGATTAAAACATGGCAGAACAAAAAAAATCAGTAGGATTAGGCGATTCAATTGCAAAAATTACAAATGCAACAGGAATCGATAAAATGGCAGAAGGTGTTGCGAAGGCGATGGGTCGTAAAGATTGTGGCTGTAAAAAGAGACAAGAGAAATTAAATCAAATGTTTCCTTATAACAACGGACCTGAGCCAACACAAGGAGAGGATGCTCCAAAGGGAGATACACCTCAGCATTAATAAAAATTAAATATTAGTTATGGAACAAATAAAGAATAAATGGGTGAATGGTTTTATCATAGGAACCTTCGTATCCCTATATCTTTTAGTATCGATAATTTCAACTATTCACGTAATAGATTTTTTTGAATTATCAAACCCAAAGTGGCTAGCAATATCATTAGCAATAGGATTTGAATTAGGAGCAGCGGCTTCTTTAGCAGCTATTATTACATTAGATAAAATGAATAAAACTCTAGTATGGGCCTTATTCTTAGTAATTACTGCTATGCAAATGCAAGGAAACATGTATTATGCATTTATCAATATGGGAGATTTTACAACATGGTCAGAATTATTTAACCTAATAGAAGAGGAACCATTATATCAGAAGAGAGTATTATCTTTTGTTTCCGGTGCCATTCTTCCATTAGTTGCGCTTGGATTTATTAAATCTTTAGTAGATTATATTAAACCAGCAGATGATTCACCGGTTTTAGAAGAAGCTTCTATTGAAAAAAAAACTGAAGTAGACAGTAGCTGGAAATCAGAAGATATTCTAGACAAACCTACAAGTGCAGCTCCAGCTCACACCGAAGGAATGTCAGTTGATGATATCAAAGCATGGCAAGATGTTGGAGATAAATTAGCAGAAGAAGTCGAGGACGAATGGGACGAAGATCACGCGCTTGATATGGTTATGAATGACATGGTTAAAGATATGGATATTCAAGATTTTGAAGCAGATCAAGAATCTAGACCTAATCTTTTAGAAAAGCAACCACAGACTAATATTCCTGCAAAGGGTTTTATCAATAGACCCACTGAAACCACAAGTGTAACTCTAGAAGGTGGTAAGGGAAATATACAGAGAAAGATTAGAGAAGAAAGAAAAATAAATAAGTAATGATAAAAAGAATTCCAATAAGACTTCCCTCGTTTTATATTTCTAAAAAGATAGAGACGAGTGCATTTAAGACTGCGTTGGCTTCAACATATCAAACAGCATATAGGTTATATCTAATAACCAATGGAATTAAAGATTTTATCGAATTCATAGAATATGAAGGAGATGATTATTTTATAAGAGCTGCTGTCAAAACTCAAGCAAGCTTTATCGGAGAGGCTAAAGAACAGGTTCATGCTGTAAAGCATCTTAGTCCTCTTATTAAGAACAAACCACTTTATACTATTAAATGTTCTATCACATGCAAAAAAACCAACAAGGAATTATATGTATGCGATAAATTTTCAAAGAAACCTATGCAAATCTATGATCAAATAGAAGAATGCATCGAAGATATTAAAATCATCACGGGTCTAGAATTACTACGACCTTAAAAAATAAATTAACATAATGATACTTAAGAATGGATCTAAAGGAAAAGAAGTTAAAGAACTTCAAAGATTTTTGGATATACAGGCAGATGGAATATTCGGCCCAGGAACTGAAAGACACGTTAAAAAATGGCAAGCCGAAAACAATCTTGTTGTTGACGGTATTGTCGGTCCTGCCACTTGGGATGCTATGGGTTTGGCTACAACTGATGATTCAGAAAAAATCTACGAAACAGAAGAAGGACTTATAATAAATAAAAGTTATTTGCCTAAGGGTGAGTACTTAAAAGGACCAACTAAAAAGGAATTCTTATTCTTACACCATACTGCAGGATGGAATAATCCATATAGAACTATTGAACACTGGGGTAGAGACACGAGAGGAAGAGTTGCAACAGAATTCTGCATAGGAGGTCAATCGATTAAGGGTAATGATGATATGTATGATGGTGAAGTAGTACAAGCTTTTCCAGAAGGAGGCTATGGATGGCACCTAGGAAAGAACGGATCCCAGTATATGCATAATCATTCGGTAGGAATCGAAGTAAACAACTTTGGATATTTAACAAAGGGAGGTTATAAGAAGAAGGTTAATGGAAAAAGAACATGGATAGAAAAAGATCCAAATAGCTTTTACACTTATGCTGGAACTAGAGCAGACGAATCTCAAATCGTAGAATGTTCCTTTAAAGGATATGATTATTGGCACAAATATACGGATGCTCAGATAGAATCTTTAAGGCTTCTTATTTTACATATAGGTGATAGAGATGGAATTGACGTGAGAGTTGGGTTACCTACATTAATTAAAACAATGGGTGCTAAGGCTTTCGAATGGAACGAAGATGCATATTATGGTAAAGTAAAGGGATTATGGACACATACTAATACAAAGAAAGGAAAATTCGATATGTTTCCTCAGCAAGAATTGTTAGATATGTTAACTAGTCTATAAATAATAAAACTAATAAAGCTCAGTCTATCTGGGCTTTTTTAGGGTCTTCTGTGAAACTATTGCCATTTAACTAGTATAATATATCTAAAGACTTAATAAAATGAATAAGATGATGAACAAGATTAACACATTCAAGAAATTCTTTAATAACTGGTACCCAGTAATTTTAGCATTTGCATGCCTTCTATATTCCGTGACTTATGGAGTATTAGGTTACACAGAAGAAGCTCAGTATTCGGCACACTGGCCAGGAACTATCCTCCTCTTTGCGATAGCAATTAGACAAAGACGAAACACATGAATCTAGGATTCTTTATTATGGGTGGACTGATATTTTCAGTTTACATCTATTTTACAATTTGGAACATCTTCTACGGTGCTAGAAAACAGAGAGAAGAAAACTATCCTAACTATTACGATAGACATGGTCAGATGGGAGAACCTAAGGCTGATGATATGGATATGGACGGTATGGGAAACTTTAGTAGATTTCCAGTTAATAAAGAACTAGAGAATCTTAGAACTAAGAAAGTTAAGAAAACTAGAAAGTCTAAAAATATTAAAGAAGAGGTAAAATAAACAGCTAAAAGTTTTTTTATCTCAGATTTTTTGCTTATATTAGCTATATAACAAATACTTATTAAATATGCTAGAATATAAAAACAGATACGGAGACGTATATACGTTTACAAAACAAGAAGATGGTTCAGTTCTTTGGGAAGGTTCTTTTGAACACTGTAGGTTTGGAAGTTCTAATGATTATAAATTAGCATATCAGAATTATTGCAAAGATAGTTCCGGTATGGGAATTACACCGATGCATATTGAAGATTTCAAAGAAGCAATTCATGAAGCAGTGTATGATGAAAACGATCGATATGTAGGACCTAGTGTTATTGGAAAACAATATCAAAAAATGGTAAAGTCAAATCCATGGATTAGTATGGTAGATCCGAGTGGAGGTCCTTACTTAAATGAACACATGGACTTAGGTAACTTCTTCAGCGATGAGTTTGATGGACTATGTATTAGATCATTTGAACCAATAGAAACAGGATATAAAATTAATACTTACGGTAAATTCGATCACCTGGCGGAGACGAAAATCATTGGAGGGATAATTAATACAGCTGAATAGAGATGACACTAAAAGATTTATATCAGCATTGTATTGATAAAGCAAAAGAATATCCTAATCTATCCAATGATATTCTTTCATTCTATGACCTCGCAGAGATGGAAGTTGAAGATGGAGGTAGTACCGAACATGAGTGTGAATTAGCACTAAGCGATATTGATGAATTAATTAAAGAAAACCTTTAACACCAAAGAGAAATGAGTGAAGTAAATCCAAATTACAATCCACAAGCAGATTTTGACAACTTTGGTGAAGAGATGGAACACATCGTTAAGACAACACCTAAAGAGGTGCTAAAAAAG